CCCGAGGAGTACAGGGTTAAGGTGCTAGGAACTGAGGAGAACGTGTCCTACACGCGAAAGAACGGCTTTAGTAAGTCCAGTCTAATTCTGCCTAACAGCAAAAGCTCCATCATCTTTAAGACATATGCACAATTCCTTAACAATGACACTATTCTTGAAGGTGCTGAGCTTGGGTGCCGCGATCCTAAGTGGATTAACATTGGGGCTTGGTGTGACGAATACCTCGTCGGGCCTGAGCTTCTTGCTACTCTTCGTTTTCGCCTTGCCACTCGGAATAGCAAGCTGGTGGTCACTTTCACTCCTATCGACGGCTACACAGAGGTCGTTAGAGACTACGTCCAATCCGCCGAAACCCTCAGAAGCAAACAAGCAGAGCTCTTGGGAGGGCGTTCGGTTCCTTACCTGCAACGATCCAAGAACAGGGATGCAGGGATCATCTACTTCCACAGTAGGGACAATCCCTTCGGTGGTTATGACCGCATCTCCAAAGACCTAGCTGGTAGGCCAGAGCCTGAGATTCTTACCCGTGCTTATGGCATCGCTACCAAGTCGATGTCCACCAAGTTCCCCAACTTCTCGCGGGAGATTAATGTAGTCCCTCATGAGAAGATTGATCTGAAGGGGAAGACCAAGTACATGATCTTGGACCCTGCTGGCAGGAAGAACTGGTTCATGTGCTGGGTGGCTATTGATGAGACGGACACTTGGTATGTCTATCGGGAATGGCCCGACACGAACGTAGGGGATTGGGCCAAGTGGTCTGGAGGTAAGTGGTCCAGCGGAGAAGGAGCCAAGGGACTGGGCTACGGAATAAAAGACTACGTTGAACTAATTACCAGCATGGAGTCCGAAACCAAGGACACCATCTTTGAGCGACTCATCGACCCTCGTCTAGGTGCGGCCAAATATCAGACACAAGAAGGCGCATCGTCCATTATAGAAGACTTAGCAGATGCGGGGTTAGTCTTCATCCCTGCTCCCGGCATTGACATTGAGGATGGCATTCAGGCCCTGCAAACAAAGTTTGCCTACAACAAGAAGAATCCAATAGACTCCATCAATAGACCCCACTTCTACATCTCGGAACGCTGTCAGAACATCATCTCAGCCCTACAGGAGTACACGGCTGAGGGTGGACAGGATGAGGCATGGAAGGACCCGATTGATGTCATCCGCTACCTAGCAGTAAGCGGAGTTGGGTATGTTTCCCCAGAATCAATGCAAACCAAAGTTGGAACACGCGGAGGTTACTAATGAGCAAGAAAACCAAACAAGTCGTTAAGGCTCCTGTTATGGACATTCCAGAGCCTGTGTTTGAGGACCCTAAGAAGACGGACATCTTCCTAGCGAAGGTGGTCCAGCAAGCAAAGAACCCTCAATGGGTGTTCTGTGTGGCTCCCGGCAAGGACCTAGGCAAGATTGCCGTGGTTATTCCCCGTCGTTTTACTGGCAAGCTAGAGGGCAAGTTTGTACAAGTGGAGGCCATCTCAGACTCTACGGGAACCTCCTATCGCTATGTCGAAGGCCAACCCCATTGATCTAACAACCGATAAGAAGTGGTTGTTGGCCCACTCAGACAGGCTTATAGCCTATGAGTATGTAAGGATGGCCCAAAGCAACAGCCATGTGGAGATGTTTCCAGATGAGTTGGCGGACAGGATTGGCCGACCCAAAGAGTACGTCACCAACATCATAAAGAATGCCCTCTCCCACGCGAAGGAATGCTATCATGGCGAGCAAGCCTATGCAAGAAACAAAGTCGCAGCACGCCCTTACATTCGTTGACCAAGATGGTCCTGACGTTGTTGCGCTGCGCGGTGCGTATGATCGTACCCTAAGCGAGCTTTCCACCTACTTCAACCAATGTATCAGTAGCTCGGACAACCGCCGTTGCTATTGGCCGGGTAAGTCCACCGATATGCGTAAGCATGGGGCGGACGCCTTCCCGTGGGAAGGAGCTTCTGATACGGAGGCCCGCATCATTGACGAGCGAATCAACAACTACGTTTCGCTCTTCATGTCGTCTCTGGCTAGGGCGAACATCCGTGCCTATCCTACCGAGCATTCGGACACGGGACGGGCTAGGGTTGTTTCCGCGTTCCTGAAGTGGATGGTGGCTTCCTACATCCCCCGCTTCCGTCAGGAAATGGAACTGGGAGCCAACTACTTCCTTGAGCGTGGGCTGATGATTACCTACATCGGCTGGGAGCGCATGGAGAAGAAGTATCTCCAGAAGATTGATTTGAACCAGATTGCGGTGAGTTCGCCAGACTTGGCTCGGCTCATCATCGAAGGAAAGAACGACGACGACATCATCAAGATGTTCAAGTCCGTCTACCCAGATCTGGTGGACAAGCGGGCTAAGAAGGCTCTGAAGGAGCTTCGGGAGAAGGGTGTAGGAGAAATTCCCGTAAGCCGTCTGTCCGTTGATCGTCCGTTCTTGCAGACCTGCGCTCCTGACGGGGATGTGTTCTTCCCGTCCTACTGCATTGATCCTCAGCGTGCTCCGTTCGTCTTCTATCGCACCTTCCTCTCCGTACAGGAAGTTTTGTCCCGCGTCACCTCTGATGGGTGGGATGAGTCTTGGGCGGAATACATCTGCTCCAAGTATCGCGGCGTAAACACCTACAATCTGGAAAGCGTCTACGGAACCCGTGGGTTGTCGTATGGGCGTTATCGCCAGCAGTACAACGCCAACGAGCTTATTGAGGTGGTTTACGGCTTCCAGCGTCTCATCGACTCTGAGGACGGTTCGGAAGGCATCTACTGCACCATCTTCCATCCCAAGTGGTCTGGGTCTGGAGAGGTTAAGGGCTACGCCAAGTTTGAGCTTCTGAACGGCTACAACGACTACCCGTTCGTTGTCACCCGTCTGAGCAATGACTCCAAGCGGATGTACGAGCTTCAGACGTTCTCCGACCTTCTGCGTGGTCCGCAGGATCAGGTGAAGGCAGAGCGTGATAGCCGCACCGACCGTAACAGTCTGGCGACCCTCCCTCCCATCCTCCATCCTCCGGGCAACGCTCCCTCGGACTATGGTCCGGGTCGTTACATCCCGATCCGTCGTGCGGGAGAAATCAGCTTTGGACCCACCCCTCCGTACAATCCGGGCTCCGTAGAGATGGAGCGGACGATGATTGGGGCTGCGGACAAGATTGTCGGCCTAGCCGTTGACGATCCTCTTTCTCCGATTCGTCAGCAGTACTTCGTCAACAAGTTCCTCTCCCACGCACAGGATGTCATTAAGATGGCGTTCAAGTGCTACCAGAGGTTCGGCCCCGATCAGGTGTTCTTCCGCGTCACGGGAGTTGCCGATCCAATGCGTTTCGACAAGGGCAACCCCGACGAGGACTTCGACATCAAAATAAGCTTTGATGTGCTGAACAACGATCCTGATACGCAGGAGGCTCGCCTTGGTCAGTTTGTCAATCTGTTGCAACTGGACAAGAATGGCCGCATCAATGCGGATAGTCTGTTGGAGTCTATGGCCGCTGCCATTGACCCCATCATGGCCGACGCCATCCTCCAGCCCGCAGAACAAGCTTCCCAGCAGGTTGTGAAGATGGTCACGGACGACCTCTCCAAGATTTTTGCTGGCATTGAAATGCCCGCTCGTCCCAACGGTGCTCAGATTGCCCTACAGGTCATCCAGCAGTATGTGGCCCAGCCTGATGTGGCTCAGCGTCTCCAGCAGGATGAAGCCTTCCGTGGTCGTCTGGAGAAGTATGCCCAGCAGTACCAGTTTGCGCTCACTCAGATGCAAAATGCTCAGATTGGGCGTATTGGAACCGCTCCTGCACAGATGGGTGGGATGACCACTCAGAATATGCAGTAGGTCCGCAAGGTAACTACTGAATTTTAAAAGAAACCCCCAAAAGAAAGGGGGGTTGTAGGGGGGTGACAAAAGTCTTGTCAAGCACAAACTTCTGTTGCCTACTTTCCGTATGAACATCTTCAATCGTAAACACCCTCTTGAGCAGCAGATTGCCTTTCTGTCTGATCGTGAGCAGTTCCTCGACCTCCTAGACTGGATTGCGGCTGGACGAGAGAATGCCATTGGACAGCTACAAAGGGCTCCAGAAGGCCGTTTGCGTGAGATTAGCGGCAAAATACAGGTGTATGACGAGCTACTGTCCCTGTGTGGCTATCATCAGCTTCTAATGAAGCGGGCGGTGCGTCAGGCGCAAGGTCTGCCTTCGTAACAACTGGGTGCTATACTACGGGCTCGCAATGCCCGTGGCGTAAAGACGGCACCCATAATGTCAAACGAAGTCCAATCGGCTAACGCAGGAGCCGACCAAAAACCTGTGGTCAAAAACATATCAAATAGCGAGCTCATCGCTATGCGGTATCGGGCTATGTCGGAGGCTCAAAAGGTGTCAAAATCGCCTGAAAAGCCGAAGGAGGAGCCCAAAGAGGTGGTTCCCAACGAGCCAGAGGAACCGAAGGAGGAGGCGCGGCAAGAAGAGCCCCAGCCAAATTCTGAGGAACCCAAGCCCGAAGAGGAACAGAAGGTTCTTTCAAAGGACGTTGATCTGGAAAACATGAGTGAGGCAGAGCTTAAGGAGCTTGCCCAGAAACTCGGTAGCAAGGCTGTCGCCCGATTTGGCGAACTCACAGCCAAGCGCAAAGCCGCCGAGGAACAACTGGCTGCTCTTCAAGCCGAGCTTGCGAAACGTGGTTCAAACCAGTTAGAGGCCAAGGTGAAGGACAACCCTTACGCCAACATCGACAATCCTGACGAACTGAAGTCGAAGTATCAGGAGGTCGCTGAGGTTATCGACTGGGCCGACGACTTGCTCGAAAAGGGCGAGGACCTAGGTGCTGATGATGTTCTGACAAACGTCAACGGCAAGGACTACACCAAGCGCGAAATCAAGGAAGCGTTGAGGAAGGCGCGTAAAGCGAAGGAGGTCTTCTTGCCCGATCAGGACAAGCAGATTAAACTGAGCAACGAGCGGAAAGCCTTCAAGGAGGCCCTTGTTGAAAGGGCCAAGACAGAGCTTCCTTGGCTCCAAGGAGAGGACAATGATGTCCGCAAGCAGTATGAGGCGATGATTAGTGATGAGCGGCTGAAAAACATCGAAAAGATGCTTCCTGATGTCGCTCCGCAGTTGCCTTACCTGCTGGCCCATGCAGCGAATAGCCTGTATGCCCGTCGTCCCGTTGAGACAAAGCCAACGGCCCGACTCTCCCCGCCGTCTCCCGTGGTAAGCCAGTCAGCGGACTCCAATAAGCCCGAGACCCGTCAGTCGAAGGCCCTGAAAGACCTTTCCGACCGCTTTGGAAAAAGCGGGAGTTACAAGGACTTCAAAGCAATCCGAGCTCTTCAACATTCTAAAATCTAACTAACATGGCTGCTTCTAATACCTACAGCGTCACGAACCCCGGTTCTGGCGTTTCCAATCGTGAAGACCTCACGGACGTTCTGACCATTCTGGCTCCCGAGGAGACCCCGGTCCTCTCGCTCGCCAATAAGAGCAAGGCTACGGCCACTTATAATGAGTGGACTGTGGATGTGCTGGCTACCCCGTCTCCGACGGGTATTCAGGAGGGTGCTGACATCTCCAGCTACACGGACAAGTTTGCTGGCCGCGCTCGTCTTGGCAACTACATCCAGCTGTTCCGCCGTGATTACATGGTGAGCCAGCTTCAGCAGGCTGTTGAGTCGGTTGGTCCGGCTCGTATTGCCGAGGCTGAGGCGAAGGCTGTCCGCGAAATCAAGCGTGACATGGAACTTCAGCTCTGCGGCGATCAGGACCGTTCGGTTGAGGATGGTGCTTCGACCCGCTACGTCACCCGTGGTTTGGGCGACTGGCTTGATTCGGCTGGTCCCGGAGATGTCCCCAGCAACTTCCGCACTCCTGCTGGATCGATCCATTCGTCCAGCACGCTGACGGAGAATGCCTTCAACGGCCTCATCGCCTCCATCTTCAGCCAGACGGGTACTGTGGATGCGCTGTCGCTGGTTGCGGGTACGACCCTGCGCCGCACCGTGTCGGGCTTCGCTCGTTCGGACAACAACACCAACGAGAACGTCTACCACGTCAACCAGATGGCGACGGACAAGGAGATCACCCTCTCGGTGAACACCTATGATTCCGATTTCGGCATCATCACGATCATCAACGGCAATCCGGCGTGTATGCCCAACTCGTCCCGTGGTTACATCATCAACCCGAATTACATCGGCGTTGCGGAACTGATGAGCCTTGGTTCGACCCGCGTGCCGGATCAGGGTGGTGGTCAGCGTGGGTTCGTGGACGGCGCTATCGCCCTTCAGGTGTTTAGCCCGCTGGCCCACGGCAAGATTACGGTGGTTTCCTAATACTACCTAGTCCTCTCAAAAGCCCGTGTGGTACAATGCCGCACGGGCTTTTTTATGCACATTATCACCTCTCTTCCAAAGTATTCGGATGGTGAGATTAACCGCGCTTTGATGCGTGAGATTACAACCGGAATCGCGTTAAAACAGGCTTGGGAGGGCGAGCGAGAGAAGTTGTGTGCGAAAGAAGCTCAGAAGATAAAGGACCACCAGAAGTTTGGGTTTAAAAACATGAGGTGCGTTGCCGTAACGCCAGCTTGGGAGTGGTTCAATATGCGCCGTAAGTACGGCCATGAGGCCATGCACGACAAGGGCTTCATCAAGGACTATCAGAAGTATTTCCCCCATCTGGCTCCTAACAAACTCTGATGCAAGAGGTAACTTACACTTCCATCTACGATCAGGTGAAGGCTCTAGCGGGAGTCACGGACTTTACGTCGCAGGAACAGACGCTTATCACCACCCTAGTCAATCGTCGGGCTAGGCTGGCGTATGAGGCTTCGGACTTCTGGCCTAGGTGGTTGGTGGTGGGGGAGTCGCGCAATTACAAGACTACGACGGTTAGCGCGGGCAACTTTGTCATTGGCTACACCTATACGATTCTGACAGTCGGAAACACCAACTGGACTAGCATTGGGGCTCAAACGGCCACAGTTGGGACCGTATTTGTGGCTACGGGGGTTGGTACTGGTACTGGCACCGCTACGCTTAACAGCAACATCATCCCGTACTCCCAAGCGGGTTTGTCCACCATCGACACCTATCTCCGTATCCACAAGAGCTATCAGCCGTTCTACCAGTATTCCTCTGTTGAGGTGGAGTACTATGTGGACAGTCAGGGAGCCCATGTGGTTGGGGATACGGCTCCTACCACCTCCACCTTCGTAACCTACAAAAAGGACTGGGATGGACCCTATACGACGGCTTCGACGAACATCCCTGAAGAGTGGAAGGAGTACTTGGGGCATGGAACCTATGCCGACTTCCTCCGCCTTGACGCCCAAAACGAGAAGGCCCTCGTTGAGGAAAAGGTCGCGGAGCAAATCCTCCAAGACCAGTTGATGAAGGTGGATGTCACCCGTTCCGTAGGCATCCTAGCCCATCGGATTTCCACTCACATGAGCCGAGCCTATCGGCGCAACTAACTGCTAGAATAAACACATGGCTAACGCTAAGATTGTCAACACTCCCTCTCAGGCCATTGCTCAGAGTGGGACCACCCATACGCAGCGCACGATTGGCTCTACGGCTGCGGCTGTCATCAACTTCACGCTTAACGCCAACACCACCCATGTGTTTGTGCAGTTTACGGGAGCCAATGCCCGAGTGACGCTGGATGGCACCACCAATCCGACGACCTCCCTTGGTTTTCAGTATCCTGACGGGTCTACGGCCTATTGGCCGCGCAATCTGGCTCTGAATGCCAAAGCCATCCGTGATGATGCTACGGACGTGGTTTGCGAGATTCAGGAGCTCAACTTCCTGTAATGCAGATTGACTCCCTAATCCTGATTCCGCCGTTTGTTCCGCATAAGGAAATAGTTCCTACGTTCGTGGATCAGGCATTTTGGAGCGTCACAATGATGACACTCCGTTAATGCAATTTGACACCCCAATCCTTTCCCGCCAATACACCTCGTCAAGAGGTATAACTCCAGAACTTTGCGATAGGGAGTTTTGGAGTGATGTGTTGATGAGTCGTAAATATTACGTCCAGCCTGACGTAGTTTACAGCCTTGTTACGTCCACGGGTGACAGGTACGTTGATAGTAGTTCCAATCAATTTATAGCTATTTCCTAACATGGCCGACATTCGCATCAACGCCCTTCCTACGACGGCTAGTGCGTCATCCTCAGACGACTACATTGCTCTTGACGGGACGACGAACGGCACGCGCAAGTTGAACGCTTACAGCCCGACGTTTGGCGGCAATCTGACGGTGAGCGGAGGCACAATTACTGGTGGAAGTGCTGTAACGGCATTGGCTGCGTCTGGTTCCGCTGGACACCGTGTTGATGTATTCGCTGGCGCAGCTAATCAAGCCAGTAACGTCACATTCTACAACAGCGGATCGGCGGGTGCAGGAAACGCGAGCTACGGGCGTGTTGGTATGCTGTCCAATACTAACTTCCGCGATTTCATTATTGATACTGGAGCAAATGGTACAGGAGTTCGTGGCAACATCGCGCTCAATCCCGGCGCAAGCGGCACCGTAAGCACCGACGGCAACCTCACCGTCAGCGGGACGGGGAC